GCTGCCAAGCTTAGGATCGAGGTCTGGAAGGTTTTGGAATACAACAGGCGTGTTGAAATTAAGAATGGAATGTAAATGTATAGAAACCCCAAATTACTCAAGATTATGCGAGAATTGCCTTGTCAAATCTGCGGAATCCAAGATGACACAATTGTTGGGGCACACTCTAACCAACTCAGAGATGGTAAAGGACGGGGGCTTAAAAGCCACGATTACCGTATCGCTGCCCTTTGCTACCCGTGCCACATGGCAATTGACCAGGGAAATAAGCTAGACAAAGAGCAGAAGGTTGAATTGTGGGAGATGGCCCACCGCAAGACCATAGGATATTTGTTTGAAAATGATTTAATTGAGGTGAAATGATGGACCCAATAGGCGAATTTTTACTAACGATGCTCCACGGGGTGACTAACGCCCACTTACTGCATTGGAAAGAAACCAATGGATTTAGACACCAAGTTTTGGGTAAGTTCTATGAATTGCTAGGGGAGCTTACTGATGAGCTTGCCGAGGCAATGATGGGGGGCTATAACTTTGTGCCAGAGTTTCCCCAAACTTATTACCACCCAGCAGCCACAGGCGAAGAAGAAGTTCTAGCCCTCAAAGCTTATGTCGAAGAAAATAGGAAAAATCTTCCCAAAGATACTGCTATCCAAACCTTGGTGGATGCCATCCAAACCCAAATTGACCGCACTCTTTACTTGATCAGAAAGGATTAACATGAAGCCTGGACTCTATGCCAATATCCATAAAAAACAGGAACGTATAAAAAGAGAGAAGGCCGAAGGTAAAACGGTTGAGAAAATGAGAAAGCCTGGCTCCAAGGGTGCTCCTACTGCTAAAGCATTTGCCAACTCTGCAAAGACTGCGAAAAAGAAATGAAAAAACACGATAAGCCAATAGCCCACAAAACAACTGGCAAGGGCAAGACATACAACCCTACCGACAAGGGGGCTGGAATGACCGCTAAGGGACGTGCTGAATACAATAAAAAGAACGGCAGCCATCTTAAAGCACCAGCACCAAGCCCCAAGACCGATAAGGATAAGGGACGTAAAGCATCATTTTGCGCCAGAATGGAAGGCGTAGTGAGAAACGCAAAGGGTCCAGCAGAAAGAGCCAAGGCATCGTTAAGAAATTGGAAATGTTAAAGTAATGAAAATTTAATGGGGGGGCTAAAAGTTTTAAGGGGGGCCTTTACCCTATGTGTATACGCGCACACGCGCCCACACACGCGCACACACATACACGCACGCTCGCGCCCACACACGCGGTATATTACCCATTTTCTAGGTAAATCGATTTAAACGGCTTTTAAGCCATTAACTATGGTTTATGCCATATTGGTATTACCTAGTGCTTAAAATCGGCTTCTAGGGGCGTTTTAATGCGTTTTAAGGGTATTTAAAGGTTATATAAACCTATACAAATGCAATAGGCAAAAAAAAGTCCCAATTAAGGGACTAAAAAGGGTTTTCACGGTATCAATACTTTGAAATCATTGGGAGATACTTTTATTAGTTTTGCGTTATCTCTCAATTTGTGGACGTATAAATAGTTTTTATCCTTTTTGTAAACTATTAACAGATATTGGTTATTGGGTATTGAACCCACAGAACCCAATTTAATGTTCGTTAAACTGCTCAAAATAAGCTTCCAGACATCCAAGATCATCAAAATACGTTTTTAAGCTTGAATGGCTTAATTCGCAAAGTAAATCTTCCAAATACTCAATTTGATCTTTTTTGTCCAAATTAAGTAATTCAAAAAGCATTATTTGAGCGATATCCTTGATCATTCTCTGGTTTGAGATGTTATCGATAACATTTTCATATGGTGTATTCATTTTGTACCTTCATTAGGGATTAAATAAAAACAGCGGCCACCAGTCCAATGAACCGCAGCATTGTGCTTTATTGCAGCCTTTTCGGCCTGTTTTACATTCATGTAATGGTAAGGATATAAACCTAAATTTTTAACTTCTCTGGCAATAACATGAATGCCAGTATTTAATTTATACAATTTCATGTTTAAACCTTTTCAATTGAAATAACACGTCTTTTATGGCCTAGTGCATGATCTGCTATAACGATATCCTTGGCGGCCTTTGAAGTCCCAGCGCAAAGCATACAATTTTCGCAGGTGGTTTTTTTCCCGCTCTCTGCGCTTGCTGGACATGAAACCTCGCCAATTTGTTTATCGGTTCCAATTGAAACCCTAAAAACTCGCATACCGTATAGATTAGCCTGAGCGGCTTCGTCAATATTATCTGCGCTAGCCATTACCAATTTAGACCAAGCCACATGATCAAATGAAGGGTTTAACCATTGATGTGAATAACCTACATGGTCCGCTGTAAATTGTGTTAACTGTTGCCACACGTCAATAGGTGCAGCTGCGCCGTCCCCATAGGTCCCAATGCGAAGCTTTAAACCAGTTAAATATAAAGCCACTTCAGCGGGTGATGCTTTTGTATATGATCCTCTTTTATAAGCTTTATAAACCGAAGCCACCGAGCGGCCTACATTAACGTAACAGGGCGGCGCGCCCGTATATGCTGCCAATGAAGGCCTATGAATACAATGGCCACATATTGCAGCATCATCACCAGTTTTTAATGCTTCTACAGGGTTTATATCGCTTCTAATAATGAAGCTTTGCACCAATGCGCCCGTTTTTGCGTTCTTAGAAGCCGCTTTAATCTTATTGATGATTACTACAATAGGTGAACCGTCTAATAATGACGGGCCTTCGTAAACTATATAACCCAAAGCTTTTTTAGTAAACATTTTCATGTTATTCCCCTATTTTATGTAAACACACAGCAATATCACCCAATAAAACATGATCCATGCTTTTGGTATTGCCAGCCAAATAGCGTTTAATGACATTAAAGTAAGTATTCCCTAAAATCAATTTCATTGATAAACACTTTAAAAGCGCCTTTTCGTCATATGTATCATTTGCCGCAATTGCTGCGATAGTCTTTGATAATTTCATTTTCAACCCCTTAAATAGTTAATGAGAAGCAATAAGCAAAAAAAATAACCAATGCAATAGTTACCAAGCCATATATAAACTCTTTCATTTGATGCCCCTTATTTAACGTGTCCACAATCTTTCCATTGCTCATAGGTGATGTAATCATTAAAAACCACATAAAAACCAGCTTTAGCATTTACATGGTAATTAAGTACTTTTCTCACAATTGCATTTGGGAAAGCTTTTAAAGCTTCATATCGTGTATTGAAATAATTCATAGTAAGCCCTTTTAAATTGATTGTTTTATTTGCACTAGGTTTTATTCCCTAGTGCTTAGAATATAACGTCTCATGTACCTAAGTAACATAGGGACAAACCCTAATAAGATACATTTAATTGATATATTTATTTCAATTGGAATAGTTAAATCAATAGATAAAAACTATTGTCTTTTTGTTGATACTTGAATGATTCTAAAAATCAAATACTTTTAACCCGCTTATATACTGTGGGTAATATGTGCATAAGTAATGCGATAGTAAAACCCGTAAACATATAAACCCTAGTAAAACAAAATAGACCCTTTGAACATAGTGAATAGATACTAAGAACATAAGAGCAGCACAAAGCATAGTGAATGGCGCGAACCATTCAAACCCTAAATACTTAATACTATAGTGCGCGAAAACTATTAAAACCCTCGTTTGGTATATAGATCACATATAGAGACAGTAAACAGTAAACACTTGTCTCGGCCTCGTTCGCTCGGTCTTGAACCACTATTGAACCTCGCTCAATTCTAAATGCTCAGGCCCTCCCACACATAAACCTACCCCCCATGTGAGAAAAACTCACAGCAGCTATACCCCCCAGGCTTATTTGGTAGTAGGGGAAGGGGGTACTACTGGAGACCATCCATAAAGAGGGGGCCCACTCACCCATTCCCTATTTTTTTTTAAAAAGTTTAGGTATAATAAACCCAACTGGAGATGTAATATGAAATGGCAACTTGTTAATCCTATATACGATGTTGATAGATTGATAACCAAGTTCAAGGAGTTCTATGGTTCCGAGGCTGGTATATTGACCTATGACGAAAAGTTCTTGAGAAAGAATCTAACTGTAGCAAGCACGGTACAACTGTTTGATAAGAGTAAGGAGTTCATTGCTTACGCTGAGGAGAATGGTAAGTTGATGGGTGGTTGTTGGTTTGACCGTGGTGGGTATTCAACCTATTCAACAAAAGAGATATCCAATAGCAAGTTCCACCATATTGACCTGACATTGTCCGTACGGCAAAGGATCAGGGTTTTGAACCAGATGATTGACCAACATCTCTTATGGGCTGATAATTGGGGTATTCCTGTAGTATGCAGCACCAGTATCCGTAAAGACTATGAGGGCTTTATGAAGGTGCATGAAAAGCGTGGGTTTACTGTTTGTGGGTCATATGCGTACATAGATACCAAAGAAGGACTTAAATGGATACGGTAAAAGAAACAAAGAAAGCTATTGAACTGGCTACTGGTAAAAGGACTCCTAAGACCAAGAGTGTGGTCAACAATGTGACCGAGTATGGGGCACTCTTTAATAGACTGAATACTGAAAGACAAGAAAAAGGTTTACCGCCCTTAAAGACTGCTATGGAGGTTTTGATAGATGCAATGCAATCTGATGAACTGGACATGAAGGACAAAGCCAGGATTGCTGATAAATTAGCCCCCTTTGAATCCTCAAGAGCACCTATAATCTCCATAGAGCACGTTCAGAACGTCCAAAAGGATGAAGAGGAAGATGCTGAACAAGCTCTAGAAAACTTTCTCGAATCTCTTAAAAAGGTGTAATATGCCACTATCGTATGGAAAGTCTAAAAAAACCATGTCTAAGAATATCGCTACTGAGCGTAAGGCTGGTAAAAGTGAGAAGCAAGCAGTAGCAATTGCTTATTCTGTTAAACGTGAAGCTGAACACAAACGCAATCCGAAAGGCAAAAAATGAGTGGATATACTTCTGGTAACAAAGCTCCTACATTGATGGCGCAAGCTCCTAATCGTAAGGGCAATCATTCTAAGGTGGACGCTTCCCACTATAAAGGTGTGACTGCCGTTACTCGCCCTCAAGGTAGCTTAAGCCAACCTTCTGGTAAACAAGGTGCTCCTGCTTACCAACGTGCTACTGACAACACTTCTGCTGGTGCTACCGCTGGTAGAAAACAAAAAGTGATGACCAGCAGACCTAAAGAGTTATATGATGGTATGTGTCACAACGATGGTTACATGAATAGTGACCGTACTAATTATTTAAAGTGAGGCTGATATGTCTGGATACGGAAAAGTAATCTCTGGCGGAAAACAAATGTCCAAGGGTTTGACCAAGGGTGTTAATGACAAACTTGCAACTTTTGCTGACGGTCATGGTAGAGCAAAAACTATCGCAGAAGCAGTTAACAACGCTTACAAGGTAAATACTTTGTCTAGCCAACACACCGATGGTGTAAAACAATTTGGTAAATTCACCAAACCTAGTGTACCTAAAAACGTCTAAAAGGAATTGATAATGGCTACTTTTGATATTGAGGCTTTAAAAGCCGACTTACCCACGGCTAAAGAATTAGCTCAGTTTGTTTACGACAAAACGCAGATTGCCCTTGATCTGGTGGGTAAACCCAAAGAAGAACAGTACTTGGTTGCTAAAAATGCTCTTGAAGGGAAGAAGATTCCTGCTGAGTTTCTGACCGAAGAAAACCCCTACATTGATCGCAAGGAGTTAATCCCTGTAGATGAAATGAAGAAGATTCCTCCTAGAGGAGATGACCTTCCTCCAGAATCATCTAGGGTGCATTTCTTTGGTGCGACCAATATGCCCCATCCTCTTGATCCCCAATCTGATCGCAAGGTAATGATCAACTTCTGGAAATACGACAATGGAATGATCAGTTACCAAATCTCAGGACCTATTGAACAAGTTGCTATAGGTTCCAGAATCAATAAGTTTGGTCAAACACA